TGGTGCGCTGCTTGAACGCCCATAATGATTTCATTGGTGTTGCCATCAGTAAACTGATACCCACCGCCAGAATTTGGGAGAGCCATGATAAGTTCCTTTCAAATGAGTTAAATCAGCCCCACAGACGGCAAGCCATCTGCGGACGAATAGCGGCAAAGCCGTACAAAACGTCAATACGGCAAGGCATACGGTCGTTGTTGATGTCGTACTGACGAACAACACGCAGCGAGATGCCGTTATGGTTTGCGCGAGCAGCCATATCAACCCCCTGGGGCATGAGGAGGTCAGCCGTAGCAAATGCTATTGCGTCCTTGTGGTAAATCAGATTCTGCGGATAGCCGGTAGAAGCAGTACCAACAAACGTCACGGCAGCGTTATCAGCGGGGAAGCTGTTAACGGTAGCCAAGGCGCTGTCGCTGGTGTAGATTGCTGGGCTGATTGCAACGCTCGTCCATGCACCAGAGGATGCAGTGGCAGTAGAGGTGCAAACAAACTGCTGCAAAGAGCCAGTAGATTCACGGGTCTGTGGGTTAACTGCGTACACGTTGGCAATGGTAAACACGTCACCAGCAACAATTGTCGCCGAGCCAGTACCGCCATCAATGTTGATCGTTGCTTGGCCTTGGGTGCTAACAGCACCGTTAACCAAAATCGTGTCAGTCGTAGACCGTGAACCAGTGGTGTGAACCTTGATGGACTGGCTCATGTTGACTTCATCGAACCCAAGAACACCAGTACCCATCATGCCGTTCTTGAACTGGCGTGACACGGTGTCGGTGGGGTTAAACAAGCCCTTCATGCCTTCAACCAGACCAGCGTTGGCGGCAGGATTGACAGTGGCGTAGCGCGGCGACATAACAGCAGCGTTTTCGTTTAGTTTTTGCTGCGCTTGCAACAGAACCAAAGAGGTAGCTGGAACAGTGCCGGGAGTGCCAACAGTCGCGTAGATCGACTTGTAAGCGTTGGCAACGTCTGCGTCAATGCTGGCGGCCAACTGCGAGATACGGGGTTTGAGCACCCGGTCTGCAAAGTCGTCCATCTGCATGGTCAGTTCAGCGGAAGTGAAGTTCACGCCGATGTGTTTCTGGCTTGCCACGGTCAGGGTTGTGAACTGCTCGTTGTCGTCCTGAACTTGCAGGGCGGCACCGTCAGTGACCAGTGCCCGGTCAGGCAGGCGGATACGCAGGGTAGAACCAATCTTGGCACCGTTAACAGCAAAACTGTCATCGTACTGTCGGTTCACGTTGCGGGTGATCACCAGGTTGTTCTCGAGAATTTCGAGAGCTTTCCGGGTGATCATGTCAATGGTAAGAATGCTATTAGCCACGATATTTCCTTAAAAACAAATTAAAACTTACGCGCCTGTTGCACTTTCACTTGCCTTGCTCTTTCGGCCTCAATCCACTGGCTGGTTGTCATGGTCTTGGTAGACCGTGGATCAGTCGTGTCGTAAGACCCAGAACCCACCCCTCGGGCGGTGACTGGTGAAATCGGTTCAGGCGCACCAGAAGTGCGCTTTTGAACGGGGTTATCGGCTAACTTAGCCTCAAGTCGTCCAAGTTCTTTGGCCTGCAAAATAGGTGAAAGCCGAGAAATACGATCTGCCTCTTTCGGATTTGAGCCAAGGTGATAAACCAAGTCAGGCCCAATGTCCGACGATTGAATCGTCTGTGCCATCACGGTTGTGATTTTCAGGTTCGGGTTGTAGGCAACTTGTTCAAAGTCGCTGTACTTGTTCCGAGCCGTTTCTTCACGCTCATGGTAGCTGTCAAGAATCTCAGCTTGCTGTTTCTGGATTTCCCGTTGCTCAATCAGCTTATAAGCCTTGGCTTCTGCATAAGCATCAACCGACTCAAACTGATCTTGCGGCGGTAAGTCCACTGCCACTGCTGGCGCAGGCTGTCGCTCTCGTTCCCACTTTCGCTGTTCTCTCGCAAGTCTTTTTCCAATAGCTGCGTCAAGTTCTTCTTGTGTGAAGGTCTTGCTTGCTACTTCCGGCGTTTCAACTACAGGTTCTGGTGTAACCGCCGTGGCTTCCAGTTCCGACGCGGGGGCTAATTCCGCTGATTGCTCTTCATCTGACATTTTGATTCCTGAGAATCCCTGGTCATTGGGCCAGTACAAATATTATAGACCTTCCCCCGGCGTTATGTAAAGCACACAAGAAGAAGCCGCAGTTGCGGTGAAATACCAAGTTGGTGGGAAGCTAAACACTTCCACAGCGCCAGCCACAATGGGCATGGCATTGCCGGTTGTAGTGACTGCCGCAGCGTTAGTCCCGGCAATTGCGGCAGTTGCACCAGCCCCTAAAAACGCCGTGACTGAACCAACATTTACCACCCGATATTGGTTGCGGGGCGGCGTGGATGCCGTAAAGTTAGGTGGAATTTGTACGGCGGTAGGTGCGCTAGAATTTGCGGTAATAGCCGTTGTAGCGCCGTTTTGGATGAACGCAGTGGTATCAGTCATGTTTGTCTTTCAAGGTTATTCAGCGGCTCGTGCCTGATTATGGCGTAGCAGCAGCCTGTGCCGCCTTGTAAGCAGTCACCACAGCAGCCGTATGCGTTGCTTTGCAGATAGCCTTTACTCGGGCATCCTCGGCGCTGTAGTCATCACCGGGAGCGATAACGTGGCGGTGGAACGTGCCGCTGATTTGCTTACCGTCTTCCATGATGGCGGTTTTAGTGCGGACTTGCACGGAGCCGCTTTCAATGACTTCTAGCAGATCAACAGAAATAACTTTTTCTAACATGATGTTTCCTTAAAGTGATGCAATAATAAATACTAAAAGTTCATCGTAGCGAACGCCGTAAGCGTTGCCAGCTTTGGCAAGTTTGTATGACTCTTCGTATTGATCTTCCCACTCGTCGTAGCAGAACATACCGTAGTCATCAGGATTCAAGTTCTCTGACCTAAATGCTTCCGCCAGTTCTTGAGCAACGATGCCAAAGTGAATGCGAGCCTTTGTGCCTTTTTTCTCAACAGCCTCGTTCCATTTAAAAGCGCGAAGAAGACCTTTGCATTTCAACGCAACAGCTTTTTCTGAGTCAAGCAAAGTCCTAATCTGTTGCTTCTCTCTTGCATCAGATGTGTTGATTGTGCCGTTAGTTGCAAATACTTCAGACCAACGGAAACCAGCGCGGCCTAAAGTAATCTCGTTGTTTGTACCCGGTTCAAAAGACAAATTTGCCCCACTAAACCCAACGCTCTTTATCGTCAATACACTACCAGAAGCTGCTGCAACAGCAGTTGATGCGTTAAGGCGGGTGTATCCGGAGACAGTTCCAAACGTCAAACTATTTCCATATGACGCAGCAACGTAAGCCTCACCATTAACCGTGTCATAGTTACTCGACACAGACCCATCATAAAACGATGTAGCACCAAGCTGAATGGGCTTTTTTGCCCTACGGTAGCCCGACGCAGCCGCTGGCATATCTCCAACACCCACCGCAATTAACTGACCAAAATCAGGGCCAAGACCAGTGCCACCAATTGCATTGTTCCATTGAGCAGCCGTATTTCCTGGGTCAGAAACAACTGATGCAAACTGGTTGTTGTAGATTTGGGCAATGTAATACAAAGTTGCGCTTGTTGGCGCTGTGACAGTAATGTTTGATCCCATTCGGTTGTTGCGAATAACAACTTCCTTGTTTGCACTCACACTAATCAATGTATTTGCAGAATTGAGAAGGTTATTTTCAATAGTTGAAAGCACACCGCCACTGGTTGAATAAACAACCGAACTTTCTATGAAAAAATATGTTCCGGTATTCGACTCAGTGTAATTTCCGCGAATTGTGTAACTTGAGTTTCCAGCGGATTCAATTGCGGCGGTGTCATAAGCCTGAATGTCGCAATTTTCAATTACGTTAGTTTGACTTCCACCTTGAAAAAGCACATGAGTATTTGCGCCAAGAAACCTGCAACAAAAAAAAGTATTGTTTATGGTGTTTGTGCCTGTAGTCACGACGCTATTAGCGTGTCTTGCGCTCTTGGTGTTTTGCCATAGGCATTGATTAAAGGTTGTCCAATCAACTTGACTGTTAACAACATCACCAAGCTGAACAACAATACCGGTAGTTGCCTTGGCGTTTACAAACGAGCAACCATCATAGGTGTGAAATGTGCAGTTCTGTTTTAGTTTGTAAACAATGTCGCAAAGACCGTCACCATCAAACCCAATGTTCGTCATCTGGAAACGATGCACTGTGTCAAATTCAAAAAACACAGCGCCAGCAGTGCGGCAACGAATGGTTGCTATATTTCCTGCATTGGCTCCAAGAGTTCCGTTGTAGCCAGAACCCTCGCCAACCCAAGTCATTGTGCTGCAATCTGGATTTGTGATTTGAATAGGGTCGCACAAATACACACCAGCAGGCCAGTAGACTGAACCAGCATTTGTGTTAATTACGTCTTGAATTGCTGATGTGCAATCAAATGTTGATGTTCCTGCTTGAATTGCAGCGCGTTCTGCTAGAGGAATAAAGTCAAGTACATTTATTGGCGCACCCTCTATCATGGAGTACGATACTTTAGTCAAAGACATGGTGTTTCCTTAGACAATGTATGAAAACAACGCCAACACCTGTGCGCCAGTCAAACCTACGTTTGTATATCTGGCTAATGCGTAATCGTACAATCTAAATTCAGTGTCTGAGACAATTAAACCTGTTGTTGGGGTTGTTTTTCCAGAGATAAAAGAAGCAATATTTGCAATTCTTGAACCCGATCCAGCCACTGCTGCTGCAAATGGCAAACCGCCAATTAAAACATCAGAAGCATTAACCGTAACTGGAAATGCTATTCTAAAATTCAAAGTTACCAAACGGCCCACTTTTGTATAAGTTGCATATTCCTGTGTAAATACAAGACCCGCACCGCTTGCGTCAGTTGGCGTCCAAGTACCTTCTTCATAATCAGCCAGCAACTCGCTTGTGCCTGTGCCCGGTGTGGCAGAAAAGTCGATGCCTTTTCCAGAAGTGCCGATAACAAGGTTGCCTGTGGACAGGGTAACGTCACCAACAAACGTGATTGGCGTTTTGATCTGGCTGGCGTTAATGACTGAATTTGCTACTTTTAACATGGCGATTCCTAGTTGTAAACAACTTCAATGATGGATGTGTCGGGTGGTGCTTCAGTAAAAGTTACCGTGCCGCTGGTTACGGTGTAGGTATTGCGGTTCTGATAGACGCCGTTGATGTAGATGGCAGTAAAACCGTTGACTACCGAGAAAGCAGTTGTTGTTCCGTCACCCGTTGCATTAGAGGCAAAGGTGCTGCCGTTAATGTTGTCTACCGTCCAAATTAGCACGTTGGTACTGTCGTACAGAGCAAACTTATAAATAGCCCCACTGAGCCACACATTGGCCTCTCCACGACTGTCTAAAATGACTGGGTTAGTGTTGGCGGTGTTGCCCGTGCTGTCGGTGTAGGACGCTAATGGTGTGGTTGAACCAGCAGCATATGTGTACAACTTCCCGCCCACCAACGGTGCGCCGTTAGCGTCAAAGAATTGCAGCTTGGGCGTTGGGGCTAGGGTACTCATGCCAAGAACCTCAGTTTGTAGAGGGTACGCAGATAAATTTCAACGATGTTGTCAATCAACTGTTGAAGCGAAGTGTCAGATTTATCGCACACTTCATAGCGTACTTTTTCAATCTCGTCCAACTGACCTTGAAGAAACTCAATGATGTTGGCAGTCTTTTTGTTGCTGCCCAACGTAATCTGGCCCATTAGGCCATACCGACCTTGATAGGTTTCAGCAAAGTCGTCAGCAGCACCAACAATACGCTCGTAAAAAATATTGAGCGCCGTGTGCTTGCTAAAGCTGCGGGTATTTAGGTGAACGCTGTGCGCTACATCACGCGCCAGAAACAGCATCCCAACAAATTCGTTACCTTTCATTGCGGCATCCCTTGTGGTTGCATTTCCATATCTGGCATACCAACATCTCGCCCTGGCATTTCGTTGATTAGGTCGCCGCTGGTAATCATGCCGTGGATTGTACCTAGTACCACCTCTTGCACCTGTTCTGGCGTCATGGCTGCTGACATAGCGGTCATACGCTTGGTTTCAGCATCATACGCCTTGACCTCAGAATCAAACTGCTTAATTTGCAGGTCTTGCGCTTCCATTGAATTTTGGACGTTTTGCAGCATTTCTTGCATCTGCTGCATTTCCTGCCCCATTGCCTGCATCTGCATATTGGCAGCTTGTAAGGCCGGGTCGTTCTCGTCGCCCATCAGTTTGGGGTCAATGGTCTTAGCCAGCCGTTTAGCCAACTCATCAGCGCCAGGCCAGTCCATGTTCTTGACAAACAGGTCACCAGCCACAGCCCACAGTTGCGGGTTGCCTTGCAGCAGGTTTGCCATCTCTTCCCGAGTCTCCACCCGTTTGGTGCTGTAACTCGGGCCGGTGGTTACCACTACATCGTACTTGCCAACATTGGGGTTGTAAATCTTGGCAATCTCAATGCCTTGCTGGTCAACAATCTTCTTGACCGGCTCGGGCTGCGACGGGTCGATCCGCGCCATGTTTGTCTCACCATCCTCGCCAATAATCCGCGCAACCCGCTGGGTGTCGTAGATTTTTGGGATCAAATCCACTAGTTGCCGGGTCACGTACCGAATGGCACGGGCCAGGTTGTCAACATAGTGGTAAGTGCCAACGTCGCCCTCGCGTTGACGGGCCAAAATAGCCTTACCGCTGCGTTCGTTGCCGCCCATGCCCAGACTAGCGTTGTACTGCCCTGTGGCCGCTTTAATGTCCTCAGAAGCCCCTGATTTGGCCTGTAGGAGGCCGCTGGAGGCCATTGGGGGCTGTGCGCGTTGGGGTAGTGGCAGAGTAGCACCAGCACCGTCTGTAACGTCTGGATTGACCTCAAGGTAGGGCCAATTGGTCGTATTGGCAGTCTTCCACTGAGTCTCGTACCCTTCAAACTGCCCACCATAGCCAATGAACGGGGCTTTGGGTGCCAGAGCCAGCATCTCGGCTTCTTGGCTCACCCAATAGTTGTACATACGTTGGGCGTCCTTGGCATTTCGCACCAGACCAGAGACATAGATCTGCCCGTCAACTTCAAACTCATTGCCTACCACGCGCACGATGGGGATGTACTTACCCGCCCAATCGCGCTTCTCCAGCACCTCGTAGCCGTTGGTTTTGATCCAACAAACCTTTTGGCGTTGCACAATCCGTTTTTTCAGCGGCTTGCCGTAGAGCATCTTTAGTTG